CAGCGTCGGCGTGGAGATCACTGAGTACGCGTGGCACGACGACGGAACGCTCATCGTCAAGGCCGCGAACCTGCGCGAGGTCTCCCTCGTGTCCATCCCCGCCTACGACGACGCCCGCGTCCAGGACGTCGCCGCCTCCCGCCCGACCACGAAGGGAACCACCATGCCCTGCTCGATCTGCGGCCAGGTCCACGCCGCCGGCGCCCCGCCGTGCACCACCCCGCCCGCCCCGCCGGTCCAGGCCGACGCCGCGGCCACCCCGCCCGCCCCCGCCCCGCCCGCGCCGCCGGCCCCGGCTGCTGCTCCCGAGCCGCCGGCCGTCGTCGCCGCGGCCAACGCCCCGCTCGCCCCGGCGCCTGCGACGGGCGCCGGCCGTGGCCTGGACCTGCGTGCCGCGATGCGCGTGGCCCGCGAGGTCATCCGGACCGGCGAGACCGCGCGCCTGTCCGCCGCGCTCGGCGACATCGTCCCCAGCGACGACGCCGCCGCCGGCGGCATCGCCCGCCCGCAGTGGGTCGGCGAGCTCTGGGAGGCGTCCGACTTCCCGCGCCCGGTCATCGACGCGATCCAGCACGCCCCCCTGACCGGCCTGAAGGTCCAGGGCTACCGCCGCGCGTTCACCAACCTGATCGACGAGTACGCCGGCGACAAGGCCGCGATCCACGGCGCCGGCACTTTCGCCACGACGCCCGCCGAGGCCGAGGCGCAGCGCTGGGCCGGTGGCAACGACATCGACCGCGCGTTCATCGACCTCGGGTCCGAGCAGTTCCTCCAGGACTGGTTCCGCGCCGCCGTGGACGAGTACCGCCTCGCGTCCGAGGCCTACGTCCTGACCGAGATGCTCGCCGCGGCTACCGCCGTCGCGGGCGCCGAGTCCGTCACGCAGGCCCTCGCGCTCATCGGCGCCGCCGCCGCCGGCCACGCCTCGAACCTGTCGTTCGTTACGTTCTCCGCCGCCGCGTGGCAGACGTTCGTGAACCTGCCCGCGTCCGAGGTCCCGTGGTGGCTCCAGCGGCAGGGCGAGGTCAACCTCGGCACGGTCTCCGGCAACGCCGGCGGCATCTCGTTCAGCGTCAACCCCGCGCTCACCGGCAACCAGGTCCTCGCCGGCGACCGCCGCTCGGCGACGTTCTACGAGGTCGACCCCCCGATCCGGGTGCAGGCCCTCAACATCCCCAACGGCGGCGTCGACGTCGGCGTCTTCGGGTACGGCGCCCTGCTCGTCAACGACCCCGGGTCGCTGTTCAAGGCGACCATCGTCCCGCCGGCGCCGGCGCCGGCGCCGGAGGCCTGATCCCGTGATCACGCCCCAGGGCGTCGCCGACTGGCTGAAACTCGCCACGCCCGACGCCGTCGTGACGACGTGCACCGCGGCCGTGGTCGCGTTCGTGGGCGACCTGCCCACGGCGCCGCGCGAGGCCGACGGCGAGACCTGGACGGCCCAGACCGACCTCGCGGCCACGATGCTGGCCGCGAGGTTGGTCCGCCGGCGCAACAGCCCGTCCGGCGTCGAGGCCCTGACCGAGGTCGGCGCGTCCTACGTGTCGCGGTACGACCCCGACGTGGCCCGGATGCTGCGCATCGACTCGTTCGTCCCGCCCCAGGTCGGGTGACGCCGTGAAGCTCGGAGCCGCGTGCAAGCAGGTAGCGCAGATGATCACCGACGCCGGCGTGCCGGCCGTGACCGACGAGCGCGACCTCAACCTGCCCGGCGCGCTCGTCGGCCCGGTCGACATCTCGTTCGAGGTCCTGGACAAGACGTCCTACGTCGCGACCTGGGACGTCTGGCTCATCACGATCGACAACGGCGCCGGCCCCGCGCTGGACGACCTCGGCGACATGCTCGCCAAGGTCCGCGCAGTCGTCCAGGTGGACGACGCCCGCGCGCAAGCCGTCGTCCTCGCCAACCACGGCGCCGACCCGCTGCCGGCACTCACGTTCACCCTCACCACGCAGATCACGGAGGACTAGGCCATGGCCATCCAGACCATCACCGTCGGCGCCGGGACGCTCACCCTCGGCGAGGCCGGCACCCTGAAGCAGTTCGCCTCGCAGGTCACGTCGTGCCGGCTCGTGCCCGAGGTCGACACCGGCGACCCGGTCAACGTCCTGTCCGGCGAGCAGGCCCCCGGCGACCGCTCGGAGTCCTGGACGCTCCAGGGCACCCTGCTCCAGGACTTCGGCAACATCGACTCCACCACGGAGTGGTGCTTCAACAACCGCGGGATCGAGTTCCCGTTCGAGTACGTGCCGAACACCGCCAAGGGCCGGTCCATCACCGGGACCGTCACCGTCGAGGCCATCGAGATCGGCGGCGACGTCAAGACCAAGCCGACGTCCGACTTCGAGTGGACCCTCATCGGCGAGCCCACGATCGGCGACGTCGAGCCGTGAGCCAGCCCGCCGTCGAGGTCATCGGCGCCAAGAAGCTGCGCTCCACGCTGCGCAAGGCCGGCGCCGACATGAAGGACCTCACGGCGGTCCACCGCGAGGTCGGGGGGATCGTCGCCGGCGCCGCCCGCCCGACGACCCCCCGACGCTCCGGACGCCTCGCGTCGACCGTCCGCGCCGGCGCGACGCAGACGGCCGCGATCACCCGCGCCGGCTACGCCCGAGTCCCGTACGCCCAGCCCATCCACTGGGGCTGGCCCCGCCGCGGCATCCGAGCCCAGCCGTGGCTCACCCTCGCCGCACAGTCCACCGAACCCACGTGGTTCGCCCGCTACGAGGCCGGCATCGAGTCCATCCTCGCCAAGATCCAAGGAGCCTGACCATGGCCCGCCTGACCGCCCCCGCCGTGCGCGTCCTCATCGAGCAGGACGGCACGGACGAGTTCCTCGAGTACGACGTCCAGACCGACAACCGCGACGCCGTCGCGTGGGACATGACGCGCGGCAAGAAGTCCTGGCCGCAGATGCAGGACGCCCCGATGCTCTGGGCCACGTTCGTCGCGTGGTCCGCGCTGCGCCGCTCGTCCGTCATCGCCCTGTCCGTGGACGACTTCCTGTCCAAGTGCGTCCAGGCCCAGGTCATCACGCCGGACGGTGACGCGGTCGACGCCGAGAACGCGGACCAGGTGGCCGTGGACCCTACCCCGCCGGGTCACGAGTCCGCCTGATCTGCGCCCTCGCGATCCGCACCGGCCAGCCCGTGTCCGAACTGCTCGCAGCCGACACCGAGGTCCTGGCCACCCTGCTCGACATCTGCGAAGAGCAGGACGAAGCCCAACGAAGGAGGTGAGCCCCGGTGGCCAACAAGACCGCCGTCCTGTCCGTCCGCGTCGTCACCGACGCCAAGCAGGGCACGCAGGGCATGGACGACATGGCCACCGGGGTCCAGAAGTTCGAGCAGAAGCTCGACCGGCTCGCCGTCCCCGCCGGCGTCGCGCTCGCCGCCGTCGGCGCGCTCGCCAAGGGCGCGATCGACTCCGCGTCCGCGCTCCAGCAGTCCACCGGCGGCGTGGAGTCCGTGTTCGCCGAGCACGCCGCCCAGGTCAAGGGCTACGCCGCGGACGCCGCCACGAACGTCGGCCTGGCCACGTCGCAGTACCAGGACCTGGCCACCGTCATCGGCTCGCAGCTGAAGAACATGGGCGTCCCCATGGAGGCCGTGGCCGGACAGACGAACGACCTCGTCACCCTCGGCGCAGACCTCGCCGCGACGTTCGGCGGGACGACCGCGGACGCCGTGTCCGCGCTGTCCAGCCTGCTCCGCGGCGAGCGCGACCCGATCGAGCGCTACGGCGTCTCGATGAACGAGGCAGCCGTCCAGGCGCAGATGGCCGAGATGGGGCTGACCGGCCTGTCCGGCGAGGCCGAGAAGAACGCGAAACTCCAGGCGACCCTCGCCCTGCTCACCAAGCAGACCGCGGACGCCCAGGGACAGTTCGCCCGCGAGGCGGACACCGCCGCCGGCGCCCAGCAGATCGCCGCGGCCGAGGCCGAGAACGCGCGCGCCAAGATCGGCGAGGGACTGCTCCCCGTCTACACCCAACTCCAGACGATCCTCGGCCAGGTCGCCGGCTTCCTCGGCGAGAACGCGACCGCCGTCACGGCCGTGGCCACCGCCGTCGCCGCGCTCGCCGCCGGCGTGCTCGTCGTCAACGGTGCCCTGAAGGCCTACGCCGCCGTCCAGGCCATCGTGCGCGGCGCCACCGCCCTGTGGACCGCCGCACAGTGGGCGCTCAACGCCGCGATGAACGCCAACCCCATCGGCCTGATCATCGCCGCGATCGCCGCCGTGGTCGCCATCGTCATCTACCTCTGGAACAACTGCGAGTGGTTCCGGGACGCCGTCCTCGCGATCTGGGAGGCCATCCGGTCCGCGGCCGAGGCCGCGTGGAACTGGATCAAGGACGCCGTCACCACCGTGATCGACGTCGTGTCCGCGCACATCGAACTGTTCAAGGCCGCGACCCTGCTCATCTGGAACACGATCAAGAACGCCGCCGTCGCCGTCTGGAACTGGATCAAGGACGCCGTCGTGAAGGTCGTCATCGAGATCAACAAGCGCATCGAGCTCTTCAAGGCCGCGACGCTGCTCATCTGGAACACGATCAAGAACGCCGCGGCCACCGCGTGGAACTGGATCAAGACCACCATCGCCAACATCGTCGCCGGCATCCAGGTCACCGTGACCACCTGGGGGAACCGGATCAACAACGTCTGGAACACGATCAAGACCGCCGCGGCCACCGTGTGGGACTCGATCAAGAACGCCGGCCAGAACGCGCTCAACGTGATTCTCACCCCGATCAACGCGGTGAAGAACGCATTCCAGGCCGTGTGGAACATGATTCAGAACGTCATCAATTCCATCCGGAACAT